TCTGCTGGGTCTGGTTCTGCATTGCAGCTGCAGCCAATGATCGTGCAATATCCGGGTTCTGACGCATAATGTCATCAATGTTCGGGATAGGCGCCTTGCGAGTCATCTGGTTTGTCAGGTGAACCATGTAGATCATCATACACGCACGCATCGGAATCTTCACAAGTGGGTGCATCTTCAGATTATCACCATACTGATCATACAACTCTTCAAAATCATCCTCAAGATCAACGACATTCATCTGGGCTGACTCAGAAAGTCCATCCAGCTGAAGACCAAACGCCTTGAGCAAAGTTACATGCTTCGAACCATATTCAAGACCACTCATTGCAGTCACAAACCACTCAGAGAACTGCTTGATAGTTGCGTCCATCGACTTCTCACGCTTGATGAACTCCAGTTCAAGCTTCATCTCCTCAAGAGGCGAATCCATCGTGAAACGCTTGCGCATCGGAACGCCCATCTTGGAGAGACGTTCAAACTTGCGCAGGACTTCATACTTCTCCTTCATCAATGCCTCATCAGAGATCTTACGGGGAGTAACCGTAGGTGCGTAAGGCTCAGCATTGAAGTTCATTGTGCCGCCCAAACTGATGGGACCAGTATCCTCGGCTGATGGGACTAGCTTCGGTGCGGGGGCCGGCGCCGGCACATCATCAAACGAGAGGGTTGGGAGATCAACAGTTTCAAGATTCGCGATACCTCCCTGTTGCGGGTTTACGAGCAGGTCCACGTCCATTACTTCTGACTTGGACCTCCTTCTGAAAGTCTGAACGCAAGGGTGTTACTTCAATTAGTTTATATTGTATTCACTAAATGTCTCATATTTAGGAGTAAACTCAGGAAATTGATCATTAATCATAATAAGTTCATCCTTAAACTCATTCGATGGATTGGCATCCACTACGGTTATAAAAATAGGCTCGATTTTCCATCCTATATAATCGGGACAGTAGAACCGAACGTTTCGCCAATAAAAGAACAGTTGTCTGAGTTGAGCAACATCCAAAGGAACGATTTTTGCCTCGTAGATATAGATCGTTTTTTCCGGAATATCTATCTTTACAAGATCACACCTTTCCCGTGTCTGCATGGGGACGCTATTTTTTGAGATCTTAAATGGCCATTCCCTATCAATCACCATAGAACCAGACTCAACTCGACGTTTGTCCACTTTAGTTAGAACTTCGAGCAGGCGTGTCTTATATGAGTCCTCAGAGGCCTTTGATCCATCATACTTGATATCCGTCGATATCGCAGGTGCCTTCTCCTTAATTAAAGCGTAAAGACCATCAAGTTTTGGATCCTTGTTATTGAAGTCATTTTTTGTTGTAACTGTAGAGGGACAGCCATCTGCATCTCCACTAACATTTACGAGAACAAGGTGGCCTGAAAAATGATAGTCTTTGGACTTACCATAAATTTCTTGAAATACACCTTTTTTGATAACACGACCGTGTTTGCAGATGACCGCACCGGAATATTCCATTGTTCTACGAAAAAGAGGATGATCCTTATCATAACCAGCCTCTAGATTCAAGTGCCATACTTCTACTGAAACCTTTGGTGCGCCATCCGCCAATGAGATATCGATTGGAGGGTGTTTGTTTTTAATTCTAACGCCTTTCTCACGAAGAATATCATATGGCTCGATAAAGTCATCGTTTAGATACATCTTCATTCTTCCCTTGAAGATAGAATCTTTCATAATCCATAGGCTTGCGAGATGCTTTTTAAGCCTTGGTAGTAGACGCGAATCATTTGGTGGACCCGTAGTGGTACTAAGATAGAGTGTCTTATACTGTTTCTCATTAAGGGGTGCTACAATCAAAGTATTGTTAACGTCAGTTAACTTTCCTAGATATTTAGGAACTACCTTCAACTCCATAGCATCAGAGTATGGGGCACGTAACTCCCAAACATTGCCATTTTGTTTGATCTGTATGAACCATGAACTATTCTGTGGGTCAAGATACGCTAGAGAGTGCTTCATTCCACAACTGTGCTCATTAAGCCCCTTCTTAATAGTTGTAGGATCATAACCATAACCAAAAGCTTTGGTTACACTATCTTTTGTGATAGGATCCCACTTACCATTCCCCTCAATCTTAAGAAGACGTTGACCATTTTCTGTTACAATGTCCACGTGTGCAATAGTTGCATCAGCTTGATGTTCGTTGTCAAGAAATTCACCGACTACGTCCGTGAGACTGTTATAACCTTGGTTACCCCAGGCTTTCCATGCATAAGCTGGATCTGATTTGATATTAAAAGCAATAGACATCGGCTTATCTATTTAGGTAACAATGTGTTTAAACGCTATGCTCTAATACCCATAAACCCTGTAAGAATGAATCCTTCAGTATTAACTGTTTATAAAAGTCCGTTTCCAAAGATACGGCTTGGCAGGGATGGAGACGGTGGTTATGTAGTTGCTAACATACCAAATATTCATTATGATGTACTGCTTTCCGGAGGGATTGATGATGATATCTCATTTGAAGATGCATTTATGAAACGGTATAACTGTATGAACTGTTATGCATTTGACAATAGCGTATCAGTTCCTCCAAATCATAGCACACCTATTCACTTTACACAGAAAACCATAAGTGGTCACATTGATGAAAGTACTACAAATCTACACGACATTATTGATGAAAATAGGAGTATTTTTGTGAAGATGGATATTGAAGGGGCTGAATATCCATGGATTAGAAGCTTACGAGATGATCATTTGAATAAGTTTGAACAGATTGTAATGGAATTTCATGCACCTTTCTATTATGGTGGTGCTCGTGGTATGGAAATATTTACAAAACTAAATAAGACCCACAGACTTATACATTTTCATCCAAACAATATTAGTGAAAATATCATCTGCAATGGGATTCCAATTCCAAATATATTCGAAGGGACATATCTACATAAAAAGTATTTTCAAAAGGTAGAATTGAATACAGAGCTTATACCAGGTCCTCTTGATATGAAAAACACAATACGACCTGACATTGAAATAGCTTATCCACCTTTTGTTCATAAATGGTCGGTTCCGGTATTTAAACTTCCATTAGGGGTCTTTAAGTGATGGCATTTACTTCTTCTCATGCTCTAATACCCAAAGACCCTGTAAGAATGAATCCGCAAGATCGTCCTTCTTGGGGTGCTTTGCGAAGTGCGCCTGGTTCTCAGCGGGAACAAGAGAGAATGCGTGAGCTATGCCTGTCTTTTTGCGGCCTTTATATGTTGCAGTTGAATCTTCCACAGTCACTATGTTCGACAGCTTGTGAGTCGCCGATACACCCGTGCATCGAAACCCACGGCAAGAAAAATACATTTGAAGCATTGCCTGCACTCCAAACATCCGCCGGTCCATCTGGTTCTCAATCGCAACCACCTGAGCTCCCGCCCATGCCGGTCGTGCGTCCAAACTCCTGATGATTGAAGGAGCCAAATCTAGAACAGACCCCTGGGTTGCAGATGAAACGCACTTTTTCCATGTATTCTGCTTTTGGTGATTATAAATCAACTTGACCAAATCAGACTTCTTGGTTGCCTCAGTTGACATATTCTCTGCATTCATGATTTCATGAAGCTGATTTGGCGTCATTTTGTTGAGAGCAGTTTTAGTCATCTTTGCCTTCTTCTTGGGAGTATGACGCCCACATGAAAAAGTTCCATTAGATGCGTGTTCATACTGAGCTGATGTACTACACTTATGACATTTAGGAGCACCGACACCTGCCTGTTCTCCTAATACGTCAATGATATTCCAATCTACAATCTTCACATCGTTGCGATCTGTGCCTTCAAGGACACAGTATGCCAAATTACGAAGTCCAACATCAAACGAAACTACCTTCATTATATTACTTTACGCCGTAGCTTTAAGCAGCGAGATGAGCGCGGGCTTCGCATCACCCTTACCATACGGGATGCCACGCTTTGTCAGGATTTCCTGGAGCTCCTTCTTGGTCTTGGACTCCAGACCATCGGTGTCTAGAGGCTCAGGGGGTCCCGCGATAACCTCAGGCTCCTGGTTGACCGAGAGACGGTCATCCTCCTCTTCCTCATCAGATGTAGGGACATCAACCTTCTGAACCGTCTCAGTGGGCTCTGCAAGTGTCACAAGCTCAGGACGGACAGGCTGAGGCATCGTTGCCATCAGTGTCTGATTTAGATCGCCAATAACGAGCGCGATGGCGTTCATGTTCTGAAACATACGAGTCTGCTGCCAGTAGATCCAGCCGACCATCCCGGCGAGGACGAGAACCATTGAAGCAAGGAGCGCAATCGAAGCGTGAAGAAACTCCATTTATACGAGTGCGGGGAAAGGTTGTGGCGCCTTAAACGAGATCCAACTCATCGTCAATATATCCAGAAACCCTACGAGGGCGAATGCGAGGACACCATGTACCCGCAACAATCGCAACTCCTCCGCACACAAATACACCTATAAAAATAATGACTGCAGTGATTGCATCTTGATCCATTACGTTTATTCTGACCATAATGGTAAATGCCTCGTCGTCGTATGCGTGGTGGAGAGGGTGGAGTTGGCGACTTAGTTCAAAGTGCTGCACTGATTGGAACCGGCGCCTATTTGGCGCGTCAAAATCCTAACTCAAGTGTCTTAGATGTTGTCGGAACAGCTGTTAAGTATTTTATATATTTTACAATCGGTATGATTGTTTTTATCCTTATTTTCATTGTCATCGTAATGATCTTTGGAAAAAAGAGTGATCCCCCGCCCGCCGATACAACTAATGCTGCGTCAGGGGCTCCTCCAAAGAAGTAATCTTGCCATCTGAATAAATGCCCGCTAAGAAAGGAGGTGGTTTTATTGAGACAATGGTTGCATCGGGTGTTGGTGCCTACGCTGCGAAGAACTCTTCGTCAATGAAGGGACTGCTGTGGACGCTTGCCAAGTATGTTCTTGTGATTATTGTGGTTTCGTTCATCATTATGTTTGTGCTCAAGCTGATGTCTACAGAGAACTTCGTGCCCATCACACCTTCCAAGGATGGTGATGAGAAGACCAAGACCCCCGCTGGGAATGTTATCCTTCATTGATAGCAGTTCTTATACGGACGGCAACTAGCCTTCTGTGTGAACCCCATACGACGACACGGGGTCTTCTTGCAATAGGCTTTAGACATCAAACGCTTTTTCTTAAACCGACGAGTTTTACCCCCATACGTACCAAATCGCTTGGCAGCGAGCCTTTCACCAGGACCTCCTGGTTTATTCCACTTCTCCTTGATGGTTGGAATATTCTTTGAAAGTACAGCCTTGGCCGACTCCTCTGTCTCAAGCGGTGTTATTGCCTTGTATTTGGAATACCTCAGCTTCGGATCATCTGTGATTCCAAACGAATCATCAAGATTCTTCTTGAGCTTATCGTTCAGTTCCTTCTCCAACTTTGAGATATACACCATCAGCTTCTTCTCAGTTAAGAATGGATCGTTTATCTCTTCATCCACGACAAGTGTGATGATACCTCCGTCGCTCTGATAAATTGAGAACTCATGACCCATACTCCAGTTTGGAAACTGACTTTCAAAATCCCTGTCAAACTGCTGCCAATCTGCGACGGTGGGAACACGATTTTCCGCACTGAAGTCGATTTCAATGTAGTACTTCATTACTTAGTGTCTAGAAATCCTCATCCAACCGAATCTCAGATCCACCCATCGGACGCGAGTAATCCGACACCTTCTTCTCAAAGAAATTGGTCTTGCCCTCAAGACTGATCAAATCCATGAAGTCAAATGGGTTCGGTCTTCCGTAGATCTTCTTCAGGCCCAACTGGACCGCAAGACGATCAGCCACAAACTCAATATATTGCGACATCAACTTAGAGTTCATTCCAATCAGAGCACACGGGAGAGCTTTGCAAATGAAGTCTTTTTCAAGTTTAACGGCTCCCATGATGATTTTCTGAATCCATATTGGTTCTGGTTTGTTTTCAAGAGTATGAAAGAGAGCAACAGCAAACTGAGTATGAAGTCCTTCATCACGAGAAATCAACTCATTACTGAAAGTCAACCCAGGCATCAGTCCGCGCTTCTTGAGCCAAAAGATTGAGCAAAATGCTCCTGAGAAGAAGATACCTTCGACACATGCAAACGCAACCAATCGAGTCCCAAACGACTGCTCTGCATTCATCCACTCCAAAGCCCACTCTGCTTTTTCCTTGATACAGGGAATGGTCTCAATCGCATTGAACAACTTTGCCTTCTCTATCTCATCCTTGACATAGGTGTCAATCAGAAGAGAGTATGTCTCTGAGTGAATGCCCTCCATGGCATTCTGGAAACTATAGAACAACTTGACCACTTGAGACTTGACTTCGCCTTGGAATCGAGTCACGAGGTTCTCCATGACGATTCCATCGGAACCGGCGAAGAATGCCAAGATCTGTTTAATAAAATGCTTGTCATCTTCGGTAAGCTTCGCCCAATCTGCTTGGTCCTTTGAAAAATCAATCTCCTCCGGCGTCCAGAAGACCGCCACGCTCTGCTTGTACATCTTGTATAGGTGCTGCTCGGAAGCCTTGATCGGGAATAGTGTGAACGACATCTGTATATATAGGGGAGAATACACTTAAACCTTTGTCTCTCCAGAAGACAATGAGTACCGCCAACGTGCAGAACCTTCTCTCAAATGTGTTCCACCCGACCTTCGTCTACGACATTGGAAATCAGGTATACCAAACGAAGCTTGAGCTTTTGAATATTGACACTGTCTCCGCAAATATGGTCTCTACCTTCTTTGCATCGGTTGGCGATGCTCGGTCGAACGTCTATGTTGGGCTCGGCGCCGGAAATCCATACTCAAATATGGTGTCAAGCAGTAATTACTATACAACCTTTCTGGGCGCCGGGGCGGGAAATGGATCGTCAAATGTTTCGAATAGTGTGTTCCTCGGGTACAACGCTGGACAGGGGTCTGTGAATAGCACAAACACGATTGCAATTGGATCCAATGCCGATGGGGATGGATCTAATAACATTTACATCGGTGCTGGTGCAGGTATGTCTGGAGCAGCGGGAACAAGCAATATCTTTATTGGTCATGGGAATACTCTTACAGGTGTAACCAAGCAGTTCTTACTTGGACCGTTGGTAGGTCAGCCTCCAAGCTCGCTTACAAACTCTCTAGGTTCAAACTATCTGCTCGGTGGGGACTTTGCAAGCAACCGACTTGGTATTAATCTTTCAAATCCAACCTATAACCTAGACGTGAATGGGTATGCTCGTATTGGCACCAACTCAGTAGGTGGTCTCGGTGTCAACACGAACCCTGTTGACTATACACTCAACGTGAACGGCGATATGCAAGTATCCGATGGTTATGGTCGGTTGAGGCTCACTCACGATTTAAACGGATCTGCAACGGCTGGATATTCTAGGATGACGTTGATCGGAATAACGAACCCTGCAGGATCACCTGCGGCGGTTGGAATCGCCACGCTTCAAGTGTCTGATGGATACTTTTCAGCAAGCGGGACCACAACTGCTGGTGTGGCTACGAATGTTCCAATCAAAAAGGGAATGATCGCGATTGTAACAGAGGGTGGTGCACAAGAAAGCTATCTTGTTCAGTTTGGGAACACAGATGCATCTTCACTTGCTGTTCTCGCACATGGTGCGGGTGAATCAAACTTTCCGTTTTTTCCAATCCCGTTATTTGTGATTCCAGCTGGAACAACAAGTACCCCATCGTTTAGCGGAATGGCAGGTGGCAGTATAATTCCGGGAATGCGACTAACAAATACATCTGGAACATATTTAGCTACAATTTCATCTGTTACATATTCAAGTTCAACTGCTGGAACATTATCACTTAGTACATCACTTACAACTCCATTTGGTGGGTCATCCTATAATGCATCTTTTGGACCGCCATTTGGTTCTAATATTACATTCAGTGGTGCAAATATCGTGATTTCAAATGCTGTTGCGACTAAGTGGTCAGTAACGTATTTCCCGACGCCTTAAACTTCTCCACAATCTTACGAATACTGACCGATGAAACACCCGATGCTTCTGAGACTTTTGCAATCTGGCCACCAAGCACTGTGCAGACAACGCCAGCCACAATCGTCTTGGGTGTGTGCTCCATTTCGGGCAGTCCTTGAAGCATTAGAACAATACGATCGCGATCTGTGTCAGACAAATCCATGTCTGCACAAATGCGCTCAGCAATACCGAGTTGGGTGTTCAGAACATTAGATCCCTCGCCTGAGAACTTCATAAGTGCCTTACACAGCGACCGAATGGATACGTGGAATAAGTTTGCCACTTCCTCGTGAGTCCGTGTAGCATCGTGTTGGCGACACGACGTAAAGATCGCAGCTGCCATCAGAGCACGACGAGTTTCCCCACGGGTTTTCTGAGCATCCTCAACCTTCTTGAATAATGCACAACCATCCATTACGATTGCCTTTGGGAGTCCAGCCCGAGTGCAGGATTGTTGAATTGCATCAAAGATGCCCATCCAAGATCTCTCTCCGTGATTCGAGAATGACCACGAAGACAGCTTTGCAATAGACTTTGCTTCCTCTGACTGATTACCTCCACGACGGCGCATCATCATCGATCCGTATGAGGAAGATGGAAGGAGTTCGCTCGTGATCGTCCCTGTTCTTGAGGGGTCGTCTTCAGTATTGCCGTATACTCTCCATTCTGCTCCCTCGTCGATACAGGACCCCAAAATCGTTCCACAACACGAACATACGCGTTCACCATCATCGACCACCACTTCATGTTCACAATTCATGTAAGTTTTTTCACAATTGGAACGAAACTATCCATTTTAACGCATCGCACCAAGGGTTGAAGGATCGTAGACTTGCGGGCGGTAGTTTGTCAGTAGTGGCGGACGGTGTTGAGAGAGCTTCCCACCAGCTGTCTTGAGCCACGAAATGAGCAAATATTTATCATCAATCACCCACACCATATATCCACCTTGCGAAAGGGTATTCATGATGTATTCACGGGCTTCGGACATTTGAAACAGCGGATATCCAAAGACATATGCGGGTATTTCAAAGACAATATAGGGTGCATTCGGTGAATGCGTGGCTTGCTTACGGATCTGTCCGTAAAGTTGTGAAAGAACGGGTCTCATCGCTCGCATACGTTTTTCCTTGCGATCCTCTTGCTCGTCCCATACATCACGGGCTTTAAGCATCCTTACATCCTCCATACAAGAATGTTTCCCTCAATTGCCCTCGGAGGTGGTGGTGTAAGAGGCGGAATTATGATAGGAGGTTTAGCAGCACTTGAAAAACATCAACCGTTGATTTTTCCCAAAGGCATCTATGGTTGTTCGGCCGGTTCAATTATCGCTACAGCTCTTGCTTACAAGATTCCGGTTCACGCAATTAAGCATATGTTTGCAACTGATTTCAACTTGTCAACTGTGATTCCATCCATTAACTTGACGTCTCTGACCTCGTTTACACAGGAAAAGGCGCTCTTCTCAATGGACTCGTTTACTCAAACGTTGATCAAGGCATTTGATGGTCAAGGTGTTGACCTACGAAATGCTGTGATTGATGATGCACCTCAAAAGTTGTATATTGTGGCTTCAAACTTGACAACACGACGACCTGTTTTATTAACTGGAACCGTCCCGATACTTGATGCAATTAAAGCTTCATCATGTTTACCATTCGTGTTTCATCCACAGATTCTCTATGGTAATGTCTACATTGATGGAGGATTCTATGCTCACAATCTTCACCGTATTGTTCCACCAGAATGTCTCGTATTTCACATCAGCCGGACAGAACTCAGCATCACACAAGAGCGTTTGAAAAAGATGACAATTTCCGACTACTCAGCTACACTGTATGAGGCGTTCAGGATGGAGTCATTCACAGACAATGTTCTCTGGTTCAAGAATGATAAAATCTCACTTATGCAAGAGTTATCAGCTGAGCAAAAGCAAGAGTTATATGATCAGGGATTTGAACAGTGTTCACGCTTCTGCACCAAACGTTTCCCTGAGAAACTGGGTTAACGCTTCTGCAGTAGGAGCACGATTGTAATCATACAGTCCTGTAGATGTTTCTAACTTCACCGTTGGGTATGCGTCAATCTGATAGAGATCCGCAGTGGGGCGATCCTTCTCTGCGTTCACACGGACAAATGACACCGTTGTATTTCCAAATGTGGTCGGACCTGACTCTAGCTTCTCCCATTCAGGCATGGCCTTCTGACAGTGTCCACACCAGTCAGTATGGAAGAAGTATAGATTTGCCTTATCCTTTGGAACCTCACGCTTGGGTGGTTTCACGAGAGGTTTCCAGAGACGCCAAACGAGATAGGCAAGAATAACAAAGGCGAGGACTGTGATGAAGGTCCGCATTACTTGAGAACACGAGAAATTCTGCGCTGTTTTTCAAACCACATACGATAGGCTTCCTCGGGACCCACTTCCTCCTTAATCTGAATCCAGGCTACATCAGTTGTCATTCTCTCCGGTTCGAATGGCTTGGAATGGATTTTTACCCATTGGCCATTGTATCGCACAAGAAAAATGGAAGTTGGTTCCATTATTTCTTGGAGGTAGGTAAGTGGTAAATGGAAGTCATTGTATTTGGGGTAGCCAAGGGTCTTCTTGCGGTTGCGGGAAACTACATCGTTCACTATGGGGCTTCACGGGTCTACGACGCATTCTGTGTGCCCCATACATGGAGTGAAGTTGTGTACACGCTCGTCTCTACATCAAGTCCAGTCTGTGTTGTAGCCTTAGGAACCATGCAAATGACACAAAATAACTACGGAACGTTGCTGACCACAACGTTGGCATCTCACTTAGTGAATGCCCTCAAGGTCTAACGAGTTTGTCCGAGTGGTTAAGGAGACGGTCTTAAGATCCGTTGGCGAAAGCCGCGAGGGTTCGATCCCCTCAGCTCGTAAATTTTTTACGCCGTAAGTGTGGCGTATGCGGTTGCGGATTCTTGAGTTTCCTTTTTATTAATCCAGTGCACATCGTAGTAGAAGTAATTACTCAGAGCCTTATCCCACCAGCCATTTCGGATAATTGTTATATATGTATTCCTGATTGTGTTATAGTTCTCCCTCTTTTGCGCCGCATTTGGCTGAGGATAAAGGGGTCCAACTCCAACTCCACAATCATTCAATGCAGCAGCAATTGCAGCTCCATGACACATACCATCATCGGCATCGTCTGTAAGGTTCATCTCATACGTACCCCATACTTGTCCATCATGATCTATATACACATAGTGACCTTCTTCCGGAGGCCCTTTCTGACAGATGGTTCCCCAGAAATAGCGATTTTCAAGAGATTTGTCATCGTTAACGTCATCCACATGAGTACCCTTCACCTTACATCCGGCAGACTTTAGAACTGATGTGATCGTATCAAGATTCATAAATGTCCACATAGTATTGTACATCGTATTCATATACTTTCGACTGAGAGCGCCACCACGTTTCTTCATAGTACCTAGTGTCTTTCTTGTCTTAAGTCTCGTTGATTTCCGTTTTTTATCGGGCATTTAGATATATTGTCGGTAAATTTACACCCGCGGGAATCCAACCAGGTTGGCACCGATTCCGAAACCAGCACCTGTGCGAGCAGAGGCACCCACGCTGGGCGCATAGATATCCAGGATGGCGAAGGTGGCAGTTGCAACGAGGGCAATCATTCCAACCTCGGCGACCTTGAGGGTCTTACCGGGGAGAACGAACGCGGCAATCGCCACCGCGAGACCCTCCAGGAGGTACTTCACAAGACGGGTCACGAGGTCGGCCATATCAACGCCTCCAGAAGGGGTGGGCTTGGGCTGGGAAGAATCAGACATTTGTTTGGTTCTTAGATCCGAATATTTTTTTACACAGATCCAGAATACACCTTGTATGTTACGAGCGGCACGCCAATCACCCACACTGCCCACCAGGGGACATATAGGGACACATACTGAAGAATCACGTAGAAGACAACTGCGTGGATCGCAGCGGCCATTATGGAGCTAGTGCCCAATGTGAGAAGGACACCCGGGCACAACAGAAAGAAGAGATAGGCAGTTGTGAGAATATCGTACATTTATTCTACATCACGGTTTTATATATTGGCACTTGATAATGCCTCGACGTCACGGCGCTGGAAAAATAGGGGAAGGAATGTCTGGGCGTGTATATTACCCAGCACTTGAATGTGACGATCCTTCCAAACAACCGAAAGGGGACTACGTTTCTAAAGTGATGAAACCTGACGTGGCTCAAGCAGAGTTCACAAAAACAGAACCACTTCGTAAACTTGGACCTTCATATGCAATCTATCCAGAGGCGATGTGTGCAAGAAAGGGAAACTCGATTCTATTTTCCAAGTTTGGAGGGTTCAATTTAGCCGACTACTTTACGAACTTAGAGCAGGTATATGAAGGTAGACTCGATTGGGCACCAGAACCTGTTCCGGTGAACAAGGATGAACTAAACTCCATCGTACGAGGGCTACAAGAACTATCGGGAGAGATCGATGAAATGAATGCAGCAGGTTTGTATCACAATGACGTTTCCATGGACAATATAGTCTTCAATCCCTCTACCAAAAGAGTGTACTTGATCGATTTTGAACGAATGACTTTGACACCGCCAAAGGGTCGCAGTGATAAGGACAATATTCTAGATATTCTCAAGTCTTTCAAAGCCTATGCGGATAAAGAACTTAAGTCCAAGTCCCGGTAAAAGGTAAATGCCCCGCACTGAGCTTCCGAAGATGGATGAGTCTGGACCTATTGACTACTTGGATGAGGACCCTGAGATCCCGACCCAGAAGTACTGCGTGGTGTCTTTCATTAGTCCCGAGAAGATCATCAAGCAGAAGCAGGAGTTTATGTTTGAGAAGTTCGTGGCATGGATGGATTACGAGTGGAAGGTCAAGGGTCTTGAGAACTTCATGGCATTTTTGTCCAAGAAGTACTCCGTCAAGATTGACGACCTGTTGAAGGATGCACAGGAGTATGTGAACGTGCGCAAGGAGGAGGTCAAGCAGACCGACATCCACGAGCAGTATCAGATCTTCCTCCTCAAGAACGAGAAGGAGCTCCAGGAGATGTATGACAATCAGGTTGAGTTCCGCACGAACATCCGCGGTGTCAAGGTTCGTCGTTCATTTGCTACCGTTGAGGAGACGCAGATGTTTGCAAAGGTTCTCCAGCGTCGTTACCCGAAGGACAATTTGTACATTGGCAAGGTTGGTGCCTGGCTGCCTTGGGATCCCTCGGAACATCTCATGCCCGAGGTTGAGTATGCTGAGAAGGAGCTGAATGAGTTGATGCGCAAGTACAAGGAGAACGAGTCCAACAAGGAGATGTTCTTCGCTGAGCAGCGTGAGGAGTCCATCAAGAAGCAGAAGGAGGAGAACGAGCGTCGCAAGAAGGCGAATGCAGAGGAGAAGGCATTGGAGGATGCCAAGAAGTCCCTTGAGGATGCATCAGCACCTGTTCACCCTTCTGAGGGCGCACATCGCGAGTAAATTCATGGCTACTAACAATATGGAACTAGATTATCCTTCCAGGATGGTGGACATAGATGAAACACCGCCAACGCCAGGCCCATCTACTCTTTTTCAAGTTCCCCTTATTCGAAAGGATGTACTGGGATATCATCGTATTCCATCACAGCCACTTTATAACCCCATGAATTGCGCTGCAGCATCAGCAAAATTATTAGGACTTGTTTCACCCGCAAAGGCAGACGAAATGACTAGGCTTGTAAAGGGTGTAGACACGAGAAGTTGGGAAAACTATCTTAATGCGAATGCACCGAGTGGAATCGTATATACGTTTCAACGACTAGAGTTTACGGAAGAGATATTGCTAAACGTCGGACTAGGTATCTTTCCAGAGTTTGGCACAATTATCTTAACAGCACCGGTCGATGGATCAATTGGTCATTACTATGTGCTGGCGAGAGATAAGTACCTAAAGGTTGGTGTGCTAGATCCACAGAATGAGATATGCGCAATGGGTCTCGAGAGTATCAAGAACTTTATTAAACGCATACATCCAGGATCAAGTAGACTCTACTTATTTGTTATCACCGTAAACAAGCCGAGAACGGTCTCACAAATGACAGATGATTTTACTGAGGGAATATTATCCAGACAGGTTGCTTCTATGAAGATCGGCAGTGGAGGAAAGTCTACTCGCCACCGGACTTCTTTACCCACACGGAAGGTGGGGCGTTCTTCTTCCTCATCGAAGAGGAGTTATACTCGTCGGCGGCGAGCATTGCAGACTGGAAAGGTCGGTTATCGGCCCACAAAGACTGGTCGCAAAGTCTGAACGGTGGGTGCTCCGAAGCCTTGTACCAAAAGACCTGATCATCAAGCTTGTTGGAGGACACGTTGTTGCAAATGACTAGACCTTCATAGTTCTCTGTGCACTGGTCCATGAAATCACAAAACATCTCAAAGGTAGGAAACATACCCGCGTAATTCTCGTAAATCCTACGACGATTACCTAGGATATTCTCACGGAGAATGAAGACGAAATCAACGTTAGTTCTCAAGTTAGGTGTAATACCGAGCGGATACTGCATCGTGATAATGGTCATCATATCCAAGTGACGACCGTTCATGAACACGAAACGAGTAGACTCTTCATTGATCCACTCTTTGGCTGCATACAGACAGTCATCTAGAATCAAGAATGCACGTGGATCAAATGGAGTTCCCGAAGACTTGGACTTAAGAAAACGCTGTTTGGCTGCAAACTGGCGCTTAATAAATGCCTGAATCTTCGTAGGATCATACTTGTCATGAATGAGCTTGGAGGGAACAAATGCCTGAAAATACTCGTTCACAGCCTCTGTAGGTGAGATCACCATCCCCGCTGGAAATGAGTCCTGAACATTAAAAAGCAGATCACGGGCTAAGAAGGACTTTCCTGTATCCTTCTTTCCGATGATCACGATCATAGGACTTTTACGAGAGTCCATTCCACATCGTTCTTTGATCATTTCCATGTTGAACTTTTTAAGATTAAAGTTCTGCGTCATCTTGTTCTCCTTGTCGTTTATTTTTTAACTTTCCCCGCCGAGACATCTCACAATGGGAAAGGATCTACGAACAACGCCCGTATCTTTGAAGATCCATCGTATACCCAAGTTGGATGGAACGCAGTGGTCAATGAAGACGATGCAACCGTTCTTTCCGTGCCTTGAAAAGCTCTTCAAGACGGAGAACCTTGCGGGTCTCCACGACTATGGGGTTAAGCTGGCATATCCGATTGACTCAATTGTAGATGAGAAACACGTGAAGGTTCGTGGACAAACCATCCCTGTGCATCGAAAAACCACGATGATTCTGTCTCCTTTCAAGACGATGCGAGGAGACTATGGTGCATTCGGCGTCCCAAAACGCGCAGATGTTGCAGATGACTTACAGGAGCGTATGCAGAGCCCTCATACGGCTGCTTATGTTGGTGCAATGACCTCTATTGCACTCTCTGAGTCTGGATGTGAGCACTTCCCTAAGGTGTATGGTGTTTATGCAGGTCTTGCAGGATCTCATACGATTGATATCTCAGATGACTATGAGGAACTCACTGAGAAGGGATGGTTTGCAGAGAAGATTGGAAAGACATTTGAGCTCAAGCTTCGCACTGCTGGACACGATGCAGAGTTCAGTCATACGCGTCGTGCACGCATTGCTGTTGAGACGGGTGAAGATCTTGAACTGGAAGGGATTGAGGATGTTGAAGCGGATCACGTAAGTGCACCAGATACGGATCGATCGGCAGAGGCATATGATGTTGCATCCTCTGGATCTCCTGAGATTGAGGAGGAAGATTCAATGGAAGATGATGTCTATGATATTGAGTCTTGTGCCTGCTCAGATGATACAAATGAAGGAGATGGTCCTGAAGATGAGGATGAGCCATTTGCATGGGCTACATTTACAGACGTGCCTGTTATGACCACTGTTATGGAAGTTTGTGATGGAACCTTTTATGATCTTATCAAGCTACACCCTGAACCAGAGAAGCATGTTGCTTGGGTTTCACAAGTTGTATTTGCACTTGCATATGCTCAGCGTAACTTTGGATTCACTCATAATGATCTCCACGGTAACAACGTGATGTATGTAAAGACTGACCAAACTCATTGTATCTACAGTCATGGTGGTGTAATGTATAAAGTTCCTACGTTTGGATTCTTGATGAAGATCATTGACTTTGACAGGTCCATTCTTAGTTTGCGTCTAGCGGGATTGAAGGAACCCAAGTTGTTTATGAGCAGTCAGTTTCAAGAGGATGAAGAGGCAGGTGGACAGTATAACATGGAGCCGTTCTATAATAACAAGCACCCACACATCAGCGCATCATCGTCATTTGATCTTGTTCGATTTGCTACATCAGTCTTCTGGGATATGTTTCCCCAAGGACCGAAGCATAGCTATACACATCCATTATTTCCAGTCTTTCTTCAGTGGATGAAGCAGACAGATGGGTCTTCAGTTATGTTCCGGGCAAAGATGGACAATCATGACCGCTACCATGGATTTGATCTGTATAAGGCAATTGTAAGGTATTGTGGAGATTCAGCAGTTCCAAAGAAGGAGATCGGTCGGATGACTCAGTATCGCGCTACACCCTCGGCTGCTCAGATTGGAGATGCGTTGGTTATTGAGGCGTAGAGTCTACTCTACGCATAAATGGACATCATCAATGAATATGGACAAGCAGTAGACACTGAACATTTTGAAAAACGTGAGCAAATTCATGCAAATGCATTTGTAGAACCAGATGACGTTGTACTTGAACTCGGCGCCCGATTTGGAAGTGTATCTGTTGTTATCAATCGTAAACTAAACAATCCTCTTAATCACGTAGCCGTAGACCCTGATGATCGAATCTGGAACTGTCTTGAACGTAATCGTGAAGTAAATGGATGTAAGTTTCATATCCTAAAAGGAGTCATTTCTAGAAATCCAGTGAAACTCGCAGAACTTGATTACTTCGCGGGATACGGTACAACGTCTGTTCCAACAACAGAGCCTACTACAGTCAAATCCTATACACTTGAAGAAGTTCAAGAGATGTATGGGTTGAAGTTTACGACTCTTGTTGCAGACTGTGAAGGATTCCTTGAAATTTTCTTTGATGAAAATCCTTGGATGTATGATCAGTTAAATACAGTATTGTATGAAACAGATTACCCGGAAAAATGTAATTACGATAAAATTGCACAGAAACTGAGAGAGCATGGCCTAACCAATCTATGGTATGGTTCTCATCTTGTCTGGAAAAGATATTAAGTCAAATTGTTTCTTAGCTTCCTCTAGAGTGTTCTTATCCTTTTCGGCTTGTATGTGCTCACCCCACGTGTATTCAATCGTCTGTGTAGGACCCTTTGGATAGTACAGTGTGATTTTGGAGTTAGTCAAATGGTCAACTCCCAGCCAAACTTGCTGTAACCCTGCAAGTTCAATCATTCTTCCTGCAACACGAACTATGCGCGACATACTATTTATATATCCTTGTCTTAAAACTCCGGCTTACCAACGAACATTTCCTGCGCGGCTACAGTAGCAGATGTGACCGTATCAACAACAGCAGAGGTCGTTTCAGTGCCAAGTGAATACAGAACGCCCGATGTAAGAACGCCGGATCCAGCAACAATCTTACCTAAATCCATGTAATCCACGCCCTGGGCCTTCGCACGACGGTCGAGAACGTAGAGCAACGCAGCCACAATCATCACGGCGCCGACAATCATACCGAGCGTTTGGTAGTCAGTCATTTGCATTTTCAATGTGGATTCGTTTGGAGGAGTTGGACGCACTAAATGTTCAGCTCCATAGTTCCAGTGGGCTTGGCGGCTGGCTCCTCTTCGTCGTCGGAGAGGTCGAGCTTGATATCCTCCCCGAGTGCAATGCGAGGGCGCTCCTCCTCTTCCTCATTATCTGTCTCAAACTCAACTGTCTCCGACTCTCCAAACGATAGAGCTGGCTTAGGAGGGGCTAATTCCTCAATGGGTGCTGGATGAGGTGTATCAGGTCGCTTCTCTGGGATGGCTCCACTCTTGGCTTGGAAATATGCCTTACTAATATCCTTCCATGGGATGAAGCTATCAATGACCTCATCCAGAGCGCCACCAAGCATTGTCTCAATATCACGGCGGTTACGCGACTGCTGTTCGGAGGATACATCAATCGTCTTGAACAAATACGCATTTGACCAGCACTTGCGAGCGGCAGACTTGTAGAGGGTAAAGATGAACTTGGAAAGCGAAGGACGATCAAACTCAACATTCACGTGAGCCTCATCCGACTGTTGGAGGCTGGCAAATGCACGAATATAGCTGACAAACACACCAAGGAGAAGGTCATCCATATACTCGCACTTTGAAACCTTCTCAATACGCTTGACCTCCGTCTCAAGAACTTCATCAGACCACTGGGGAACGCGCGTCAAGAGATTCTGAAATGTCTTGAGGGTCTCACCTGGCTGCTTGTTGCGTACACAGGCTGTCTTGGCATTGTCATAAATGCTCCAAAGACCATCGGCGACGTGGGGAATCAGAACGCGACTTAGATTCTCACGGAGTGACTGTTTAACAAAATCAGTGCTCATTTACTTAGACAGAGTGATTAGAGGAAGGACAATACGGACGCACTATGCCAAAATTTATACTTATCCTAATGGTCCGTAATGAGGAGCGGATCCTCAAGCGTTGTATGGAATCTGTTGAAGGGCTCGTTGATTCATATTGTATCTGCGATACTGGGTCAACGGATAAGACATGTGAAATAGCGACTGAGTTTCTTAAGACACACGATGGGTGTTTAACGCATGTTCCATGGCAGAATTTTGGGTATAATCGCACGGCGAGCTTTGCTAATGCACAAACCTATTTGCGTGGAACAGGGTGGGATCTCAAGGATACGTATGGGCTTCTGTTGGACGCTGATATGATCTTTGTTCCGGGTTCATTGAAAGAACAATCGCTCGGACACGTTGGATATACAATTGTTCAATGTGCTGGATCTTTGGAATATCCAAATACTCGACTTGTTCGAATGGATCATTTATGGGAATGCAAGGGTGTCACGCACGAATATTGGGATGCACCTTGTGAGCATCTTCCAAAAGCCATTTGTCATATTGATGATTTCAACGATGGAGGATGCAAGTCAGATAAATTTGAACGAGATGCACTTCTTCTTGAAAAGGGTCTGATTGATGAACCTACTAATGTTCGGTATATGTTCTACCTTGCACAGACATATCATAGCACTGGACGATGGAGAGATTCAATCAAAATGTATAAGAGGCGAATTCTAGCAGGGGGTTGGTTTGAAGAGATTTGGTATTCACATTATATGATTGCAAAATGTCATCGTGAACTAAAAAACATTCCAAAGTTTGAAGAATGGATGCTTAGGGCATATGCATATCGCAAGGAGCGCGCAGAATCCCTTTATGAACTTGCCAAATATTTCAGGGATAATGGTCAGCACTACAAAGCTTATCAGTATGCTGTGATGGGACAGAAGATTCCAATGTCAAAAGATAGTTTATTCATTGAAACGGATGTATACAATGGTTTATTTGACTATGAACAGTCAATCCTTGATTATTATGTAAAGTCAGATCGTTATGAGGGTCTTCAGTCTTCCGTTAAATATATGCTAAAACTTGGGCTGCATCATGCATCTGTGTTGTATAACCTTCAGTACTATACGAAGCCACTTGTTTCTGAGCGGCGACGTCTCATATTTCAATCTCCATTTGGATCTTCCTTTTCACCTTCAGCTCTTTCAGTTATTGAATATCCAATTGTCAATGTCCGATATGTCAACTACAAAGTTGTAGATGGAGTCTTTATAACTCCCGAAGGCGTCTCCTTATGTGAGAATGCATGCTTCAATATTGAGAACGGTAAGCTAATTGCAACGATGGATGAGACGACTGTTGGATTACCCATTTTTCCAGGAAACATTCATGGACTAGAGGATGTTCGTGGATTCAAAGATCAAGAAGGCAACCAATGCTTCACAGCTACAGTTCATAACTATACAGAGAATTCAGTTCGTATCCTTCGAGGTCAGTATGCATCTTCTGGAAAATATTCAAACTGCGTTGTTTTATCTTCACCTCGTCAGCGCCATTGTGAGAAGAACTGGCTTCCGATTACTGGAACAGATCTGATGATTTACGATTGGCATCCATTGACTCTCGTTGATGCAAGTGGAACGATCACAAAGGAAATTCAGACTCCACCCATGTTTTCAAACTTCCGCGGATCAGCACCTCCAATTCGTATTGACGATATGTGGTGTGCACTCGTGCATATGGTGGACTATGGCCCTCCTCGCAAATATTATCATTGTTTGGTTGAACTAAATGATCAATTTAGACCCATACGTGTTTCAATGCCGTTTACATTCATATCACCTGCAATTGAATACTGTTTGTCATTCAGACGAGTTGATGAAAACCTACACTTTTTTGCAGGGATCAATGAAACTGCATTGTCAAGATTTATTGTTCGGTTGACTGAATTTACGTGGAATATGCTTTAGACAGCAATGAGTGTTGCTGTGTTAGTTCCTGTTTGTAGCCGTGCACACGAATGGTCTACACTTGAAGACTGCTTTTTGATGACACGATTCTTACCTAGTTTTCAAGCTACAAAGGATCCAGATCATACGTATCAATTATACATCGGTATAGACGATGATGATGAGTTCTTCCTCCGTCATCGTTCTCAACTTGAGACATTTGGCAAGGTCGTAGTTGTCTCTGAATGTCAACATGCGCCTGCTTGGGTTTGGAATAAGTTGGCTAGTGTAGCATACGAAGATGGTCATGAATATCTTTTTCAAATTGGTGATGATATCGTTATTGAAACACCAGGATGGACATCCAAGTTCATTGAGAAATTGAAATCACATAAAAATCGAGGTGTAGTAGGTCCAAAGAATCCAGTGAACTTTGCACTACGAGTCGGCGGAACTCAAGTGATTGAAAATGCATTTGTTCATCGGAGCCACTATGGGCTTTTTAACACATTCTTTCATCCCACTATTCGAAACTGGCATTGTGACGAATGGTTGACACAGATTTATACTGGAATCTGTTCTCAGACGATTGAAGATGTGATTGTATACAATGGATGCATTGATAAGAGATACAAGATTGAGTCAGTTAATGTTCAAGCGCAGATTGCAGAAGGACGTGAGAAAATTCGTAAGGATCTTCGCGGATGCTTCTCATTCTGTCTCTATGGTCCGTATACAGATAAGTACTACCGTGGACTTGTTGAAAACATCCATCTAATCCACCTTCATTACCCAAAGTGTGTAATTCATGTCTATGCATCTCCGGAAGCTGCACCATTTGTGACTGACTTGAAAATGGGAGTCGTAGTTCATACAACAACTGAGTCGGGCTCACGGAACATGACGTATCGTTTTCTTCCTACATTGAGTGATGACTATGAGTTCGTCTGCGTGCGTGATGCGGATAGCCGTATTCATGCGCGAGATCGTTGGTGTATTGATGCTTTTCTAGATAGTCCATATACCGCTCATACAATTCGTGATCATTATTGGCACGAACCTCAGTTAATGGGTGGACTATGGGGATGTAAAGGCAAGGTTCCTCTTCCAGAGAAGGTGATTGCCCAATATATCACTTGGTGTAGGGAGGAGTATCGAGTTGATAACGAATTCTTAGCAGCTCATATCTATCCATTGGTAGCGCCAGGTCTTATTGTATTTTCCTACCGTAGTGATGGTGTTCGAGGTGACCCAAATGAAAAAGTAAGAGTAATTGAATATCCACTTGTGAACCAGGAGTTCTGTGGAAATGTGGTTTTATATAATGAGGGAGTTCCCTACCACGAGTTTTCTCAAGTGTAGAGGTGGCGCCATGACTCGTTCACCACCTTTGTCTCAACAAGAAGAGCCCGGATATCTTCGGGTGTAATCGCCATCGGCAGCTTGACTGCTTTGTAGAATGGATATCCCTTTGCAGTCTTCTCATCAGCAATCCTCAGAAGGTTGATGCGAGTGACCAGAGTTTCAACTGCCCGAATCAGAACACGAACTCCCTCTTCCTCGTGAGAATACTCTGAGATGAGAAACTTGACGGCTTCATCTGTGATTGTGAGGTCGTTCTTCATGTTAATTCGGTCCAGAACCTGAGGCCATACATACTGTGACAGAATCGCCTTCTTATCATCAGCTGTGTATCCAGCACACGTGATGACCTGCATACGGTCCTTCAAGATCGGATGAACCTTGGACTCGTCATTGAAGGAGAACACGAAGAGGCACTGACTCAGATCGAAATCAACACCCGCGAAGTATCGGTCGTGGAAGTGAGAGTTCTGTGACCTGTCTGTAAGGTGGATCAGCATTGAAATGATCTCTTCGCCGTGAGCTGTTGTTGATACCTTGTCCAGCTCGTCAAAGTAGATGACCGGGTTCATACAACGAGCAGACATAACTGCATCGGCAATACGGCCCCAAGTAGCACCCTCGTAGGTGTAGGAGTGCCCTACAAAGTTTGCAGAGTCTGAAGCACCACCAAGCGAGAAGAACTCAAACGGGCGCTTAAGAACCTCAGCTACACCGTGGCGGGCAAAGGATGTCTTGCCAACACCCATCGGTCCCTTGAGAGCAATCACATTTCCTACTGAGGAAGGATTTGCAATCCACTGTGCAACAATCTGCATGATCTGTGCCTTGGCTGCTTCCATTCCATAAACAGCCTTGTCAAGTGTTCCCTGTGTATCTGAGAGGAACTTGGAACACCCTGCACGATCCTCTTCAAACTTCACAGGCAATGGAACGACATTTCCGAAGGGGATTCGGAGGAAGCCATCCACCCAGGTCTTGAGCTTGTGAACCTCACCGCTGTCAGCATCCATCTCGTTCAGGACATCAATCTTGCGAATGACGGATGCCTTGAGCGCATCGGGAATCGGAAGTCCGAGCACGCGGAACTTGTATGGGATCTCACCGTCTGAGACGAGCTTAGCAAGTCCCTTCATCTGCTCATTCAGCTTCCGGCGCTTAGACTTGGATAGATCCTCATAGTACTCCTCTTCCTCTTCGTTGAGAGACAGTGCAGGTGTGTCATCTTCCTTCTCTTTCTTGTTGTGATTCTTCCGGCGGTGACCTACCATTCCCCGCTCAGGGCGGACATACTTGTCCATGAGGTGGGCGATGAACTCATCCTCCTCTTCCTCTGAATTTTCCTCCTCCTCGATGTCGATTCGGCTAGGACCCTTACCGTTTGCGAAGGAGTGGATGTGGAGCTTCACGGAGACTTTGGCGCCCTTGGGGAGCTTAAGATTCTGCTCCTCTTCCTCCTCTTCGCTCTCGTCTTCGTCTTCCTCATCTTCCTCATCCTCATCCTCATCCTCATCCTCACTCTCCTCGGGCGCCTCATAGTCGGAATCGTCTACATCGGTGTCAATGTCTTCATTCTTGGTCTTGAGTGTATCGTCATCAACCCAAACTACGGGTGTATTTCGCTTACGAAGGTTGTAACGTTTGGGTGGCATCCTTGCTGCCTCCTAGGATAAAAAACAAAGTAACTTCCATTTTAACAATGGAGGACATCGAGCATCTCGTCCGAGAGCTTGAAGAAGAGAACAATCGGGTCGCAGCGGCTGATCCTGGAATAAAAACCAGCCTATCGATTGTTGAGAAATTTCTTAAAACCCATCCTGTTCTTTGTTATGGGGGAACCGCCATCAACAACCTCTTACCTGAGAAGGATCGTTTTTACAACCCCGAGACGGAGGTTCCGGATTATGACTTTTTCAGCAAGACTCCTCAAGAACATTCTGTGATCATTGCAAATCAACTGATAGCTCATGGACTAACAAATGTCGAGGTGAAGCCGGGTATGCACATTGGAACTTTTAAGGTGTTTGCAGATTTTACAGGTGTTGCAGATATTACTCACCTTACAGAGGAAGTATTTGATCGTTTATGGAAAGAGGATATTGTTCGCGAGGGAATTCATTACGTGCCTCCCAACTTTCTCCGGATGTCCATGTATCTTGAACTGTCTCGTCCTCGCGGTGACGTGTCTCGTTGGGAAAAGGTGTATAAGCGACTTCAGCTTTTGAACAAAGCTCATCCGGTTACATGTCCGGAAGAGAAGGCTGAACGACACGATGAAATCACTCCAAAACAGCGTAAGCAGATTGAGAACTTACTGAAACATGAACCAGTTGTTCTCTTAGGAGTTACATCGTCTGAGATTCACATGAAGGAAAAATGGACAACACCGATTGCCTTATTGGCTGAAAAAGATGTCATTGAGCGGCTCACGAAAGGTGAAGAGGTTGAGGTGGACGAAGAGAATGATATCCTTCCCCGTCGCACAACGGTTGTCATTAATGGAAAGAAGGACTTCATCAGGTTTTATGAAACAACTGCATGTCATAGTTATCACACAATGACAAATGGAGTTCGTGTTGCAAGTATTCCAACGACTCTTCAGTTCTTCTTTGCCTATCTCTATTCGGATGCACATGTGAAGAATACCGCAAGTGTGTTGTGTATTGCTCAGCGTCTAGTAGATATTGCAAACTCAAAGCCTAAACGACGATTTGCTATTTTGACTCCCAAGGATTGCCTTGGAAAGCAAGAGAGCTTTACGGAGATGAAACGTGAGAAGGCTGAGCTATATGCAGACCTGTCTAAGAACAAGTCATCGCCTGAGTTTCTTGAATACTTTTTTAGTTACAATCCTACGGATACGACTGAAAAGAAAAAGAAGTTACTTGCAGCCCTACGAAAAACACGAAAGAATCGTAAGAATATTAGTTCCGAAACGAAAGAATCCCAGCAGAGTTAGTTGTCAGGGGCTGATACGGAAGGCCAACGCATGTTTGGCACCCCTCCTTGCGGCCTTCGAGAAACTGGAGAAAGGAATCATATCCAGTTGGAGCACGGTTTCGGAATGCAGTCGGTGCCGTTGAGTTAAACATCCTATACATTCCTTGCACACGGGCTTGTGCAATTACATCTGCTGAATCACGCAGACGCATTCCTTGGATTCCAGAAAGAGTTGTGCTATTTTGACCACCGGCACTCATTGCTTTTGACCGAGAATTTAAACGCGACCCGTATACCAGGACATATCAAAATACTGTGGAGCGGAAGGCGCCACGTGCATATCATCTGTTGGAACAGTCTTTGAGAGGGCATCAATTTCTGGTGCGGTCAAAGAACGATTCTGGTAGGTTAGACCTGAAAGAACACCATCCCATCCAATTCTGTCCGATCCTAATACAACCTCCCTGTCATTCTGCTTAGGTAGTTGTGCAAGTGTGTGGTGTTGACGAATGACACCGTTGATGTATATATCGACCGAATCCTGGTCTACTACAAGACCGAAGTGAATCCACTTCCTTGCAGGGAGGTTTGAGATGAGGATACTCTCAGGTGATCCATATGTGTCAATCACAACCAAGATTCCATTGGAGGTGCTGTCAAGATACATACCTGGGCAATCAGCCTTTGTGAAAATCAAGCGCTTCTGTCCATAGTTAAACGTGAAATCATTGAACAGAAGCCAGCCGGTATAGGTAAACGTAGCACCCTCTGACTGATTAAATGACCGAGGGAGGGGTCCAGGTGCAGTTCTCTTTGTTTTTCCAGACATGGAACCTTCAACTATGCGAACAATTCCTGGATCAGAGGGGGCGGCAGCTGTCATTCGCCAGATAATAACTCCAATAAGTGTGAGTGCCACAAGGGTGGCTACAATTGTGAATATACTCATTGCTTTCTACTTAGAAACAAACCCCTTCCCGGTCAACCGGAGTTCTTTGGTTTTAGGCGTATATGGGAGGACAGCTCCGTGTGGTGTCCACACCATTTTGAGCATGGTTGCATAGTTTGTTGTCTTTTGCATTTCAAGTGTGTGTGGATGGACCGTGCGGGTTCCAAGCTGATAAATGTAGTGAATCCTAGACTCATCTGAACGATACTCATTTTTGAAAAAGTTTAATCTTGCGAGGCTTATTGTCCAATCTAAATCCTCCCCGCGGACCGCATCACCGAATGGAATTAGCTTTGCCACATCCGCGTACAGAATATTCAAGTGATTCGGGGGTCGCAAGAAGACCTGATCACGAGCCATTGGAGTGTTTAGCGTATTTTCAATGCTATGTGTGAATGTGTACTGAGCCATTTGTCCCCGGAGACGACAGACTTCAAATCCACCCTGGATACACGCAAGCGCATCTTCAAAATATGCATCGGTGAGTGCATCATCGTCGTCCACGAAGGAGAGATACTTTCCCTTTGCACGTTGAAGAAGAGATTGACGCTTCTTTCCAATGCTTTGCTCGCGATTATCTCGTGCAACGCAGTACTCAATCTTGAGATCAGGACATATCCTACTGTGCTTTTCTTTGATTGACTCCATAAGACGTTCAAACGTAGGAATTCGTTCAACCAGTGTCGGGATCAGAATCGACCAGTCATATTCGTATGTCTTACGAGAAATGTAGTTCTTAAAATCTGCAGACCAATAGCGTTGATTTTTTTGGTAGAGTGCATCATTCTTCTCCGGAAATCCAGTTCTAAAGTGTTCATGACGAATCAATACAGTTTCAATGTACGAACACTTTGAAGCAAGAGACCCCTTGCAAAGGTCGGTAAACTCATTGTCACAGAAGAGGCTCTTATACGATGGATGATAGATGTACCCGATTGACTCGTACATTTTTCGTCCCATGATGGACAGTGTGTTTAGATGATACCCCTGAACGCCATCATTGATCCAGACAATCCTATCTAGGTCAGGCGTCATGTTTGAACGAATAATATCGTCATATCCCTTGACTTTGGGAATCATGTCATCTGAAACTAAAATAACAATATCCCATTCCCACTCAATTTTATTCATGTCTGCATTCACAGCCTCAATCTTTGACTGGTTGTCACTGAAGAAGATCTTCACCCATGCGACCGGGAGGTTTGTGATATGATAATCCACATTGGGGTCATGCATAGTTGCATCATCTGTATCGCACGACAGACAGATCCCAATGAGATCAGGTTGATTTGCAAGTTCCACGTATTTACGCAATGTTTCAATAACTTGCTTCGGCCTTGACCGAGTAGGGCATTTGAGTAGGATCCTCATTAATCTTTAGAACGAGTAATTTGACACTTCTTTGCCCGAGGAATCCTTGACATTAAAGGTGTATGTATATCCGAAAAGAGTCACTTCTGAACCCTTTGTAGTTGGGGGCTGGGCGAATGACGCGCAGTTAGTTCCCTTGCTGAAGAATGCCGCTGCATCCGTGGGTCCGAGCATATTCGGATATGCGTGAACATTACAAACGTATCCAGAGAACCCTCCTGCAGCACCCACTGTGATGTCTCCAGCTGCCGGACGAGGAACGCCGGGTAGAACACACGATTTCACGAGTTTTCCATTGATATAGACATCAAGATTGCGCTGGAACACTGTGGCTGAAACCGAGAACCAAGTCTGAAGAGGGACGTTTTCAACGGTGCACGTAAAAAGATCACCAGTCGCATTCGTATCGTTTGATCCAGAAGGATTTGAACGACCTGCTCGGGTAGAAGAGTTTCCGTAGATAGACACGCTCACATTCAAGCTATTATCGGTTGGGTGCAGGGTGATCTTGGGATTTGCCGTAGACGGGTTTGCAGAATCTGTTCGCATTAATACACCCTTCTCCTTTCCAAAGTTGTAGTCCCAGTCCTTGATAAACATCCAAAACTGAACGCCATTGTCTGCTCCAGAAGCTAACGGGGCATTCGCCCCTGGAATCTTGGTTGATTTTTTACCATCAAGAGGTGTTGGAGCCTGATCGGGAACAACCGCTGGACCCATAACAGTAGATGATGGTTGACCATTTGCCGTAGCAAGTGCATTATAGAGGAAGAGACCTGCGAAGAACAAGAGCAAGAGTCCCACAATGATTACGAGTCCCTTTGACACCACACTCATTCCGTTGAATGCTGGTGCAGCGGGTGCAACCGACGGATACATTGACGGGCCCAGCGTCGGACCGTAGAATGGAGTGGCTGTTGGTTTTGACGAGAAGAGTCCCATTTGTTTATCGCTTACAAAGGAAGTTGAGTAAAGACACAATGGAAAAACGGATAGGTCCACCAGTAAGAACACCGATAGCAATGTACTGCAATAATTGCGGTGGAAAAGGTCATCTATTTCGCATGTGTACAGATCCTGTATTATCGTGTGGAATTGTGCTCCTTGATAGCTCAAGTCTCCCAGTCCTTCCCGAAACGACTCGGCTTCTCATGATACGACGAAAGGACAGTATGAGCTTCGCAGAGTTTATGCGGGGAAAGTATGATCCTGACAACAATGAATATGTAAATCGTCTCGTTGGAAACATGACTGTCAAGGAACAAAAGGCAATCACAACCGAATCATTTGAAACTGTTTGGCGAAGTGTCTGGGGTGATGAGCACCTCTCCTCTGATTTTGCAAGTGCTCAACAGAAGTTTGCACAACTGAACGTTGTTGATATTGTAGCCAACAATCCATCTCCTTATGAGGAACCTGAATGGGGGTTTCCGAAAGGACGTCGGATTCGTGGTGAATCGGATGTTGATTGCGCCCTCCGTGAATTTGGTGAAGAGACGAATATTCCGCGAGAGTCCTTTATTGTTTTGAAGAACATCCGGATTGAGGAAACATTTATTGGTCTCAATGGTGTCCGATACAAGCACATCTACTTTATTGCGCTGTTGCAAAAGCCTGAGCTCCTGAATCTTACACAGAGATTCACACCAATGCAACGTCGTGAAATTTCTGGAATTGAATGGAAGTCATGGGGTGAGTGTGAAGGTCACATTCGTCCACACCATATTCAACGGAAAGAGATGATGGATGACCTCCGATCTATTGTTGAAACATTTGAAACCGTATAAAGGGAAACCGACAAAGAATGCAATGCTTACAATTATAACTCCGTGTGGACGCCCAGAGAATTTGAAGCTCCTAGAAGAGTCTCTAGATCTAGATCGTGTTCAATGGCTAATTGTCTATGACACAAAGAACGGACCGTTCACACCTAAATACAATCATCCAAAGATCAGGGAAATTGGTCATCCTACCCCTCCAGGTGGTTGCGCGGGTCATGCACAGCGTAACGCGGGGATGAGCGAAGTTGTTGAGGGGTTCATCTACTTTTTGGATGATGATACGGTAATGCACCCTGCATTTTGGAAAATTCTTCCATTGATGAAAGATGAAGAGCGTTTCTACACCTTTGATCAACAGCGTTGGGATGAGTTTGTAGCGGTTCCAGGTGGCATTTTTAAAGGCGATGTCCCTGCAGTATCAAGGATTGATAGTGCTCAATTTGTGGTGCCTCGACACATGTGTGGACAGTTCATTGAGAATGATTATCGGGCTGATGGATTTTTCATTGCTGAAGTGAATAACCGTTTCCCAGGTGCACATATGTACATTCCTACTGTGGCTTCCTACTACAACTTTCTTAGGAAATGAAGCGGAACCCCGCGAGATACACCGTAATACAATAAGCAACTACACTCATACCGAAGACCCAGAACCAAACAGGGAAGACAGTTGCTTCCCGATCGGTGACGCCAAACGGCCGAATCCTTCCATCACGCCCAAAGGCGACGGACGGTTTCAGATAGAGAAAAGTAGCCATTAAGAAGAGATAGATGGTGACCATCCACATACGATGGTTTCGTCGGGTTAAATCCATTGTAATACCTGTGCAAAAAGTTCGGCACCAAACACAATGATGAGGACAGCACCAACCTATGTGCTTCCAAACCGGAAGGCATTCTCCGATGCCATTACACGAATGTTCATTAAGTCAGACTACAGGGCAAAAGACAAGGATCCGTTAGATGAAGAGGATAAGAACATTGACCTGTGCACACAGCGAACAGGCACTGGACGGGAGCTTTTTCCATATCAAAAGATCATTCGAGATTACTTGAAGATTGAGACACCTTATCGAGGTATTCTTGTGTATCACGGACTGGGATCTGGTAAGACATGCTCATCGATTGCAGTGGCTGAGTCATTACTGACTACGAGCAAGGTCTATGTAATGGTTCCGGCATCACTTGAAAAGAACTACAAAGAGGAGTTGCAGAAGTGCGGTGATCCGATCTACGCAGTTGAGAACTTTTGGACTGTGAAGCCTATGTCTGATGAGGTCCGGGCAGAGGGAAAGAAGCTCGGTATCTCTGAAAAGTTCATGGACAAGCACAATCGTATCTACACTACAACATCAGGAAATGAGCCCAACTTTGAGAGCCTTTCAACTCAGGATAAGAAGGCTATTCGGGAACAAATCAGCGATCTTCTTGAACAGAGGTTTACCTTTGTGCGCTACAACGGCCTGACCAGGACCAATATTCCCGAATACACGAAGGAGGGTATGTATGATGATTCTGTGGTGATCATTGATGAAGCCCATAACTTGATCTCCCGCGTGATCAATGAGTCAGACATCACTGGAAAGCTCTATGAAGCGATCTACAATGCCAAACGATGCAAAGTGGTTGCCTTGTCTGGAACTCCAGTCATCAACTCACCTAATGAAATTGCATATATGATGAATCTTCTGCGAGGACCGATTGAGCGCATCACGATTCCATTCAAGACGATTCCGACATGGGATGAAGAGCGTATTGCCAAGGCATTCCGTGCAATCCCTGAAGTAGACACGATTGAGTTCGGCGCTTTAAAGAAGCAGGTGATGGTTACACGAAATCCACCTCAGTTCCGTTCAACCTACAATGGCGATGGTGATCGTGTTGCAGTTCAATACATGAAAGACCTTGCATTTATTCCTCAAGCAGCCGATTGGGTTGAATCTATCAAGAACAAGGTGGAAATTGATGTGGGTGGTGGTGAAATCTATTCAGAGCGTGTAACGACTGAACAACTGACATGCTTGCCTACAGACTATGAGGAATTCGCTACTCTGTTCCTAGATGGACTGAACATCAAGAATCCAATGATGTTTCGCCGTCGTATTCAGGGATTGGTTTCCTATTTCAAGGGTGCTGATGAGCGCCTGCTTCCACGCCGTATTGACTTGGAGAACACATTGGAAAAGGTAGAAATGTCTAATGAACAGTTCACTCGCTATCTGGAAGTCCGTTGGATTGAGATGAAGATTGATTCTCGCCGGGGTCGCTCCAAGCTCAATGAGAACCTTAGCACATTCCGCGTTCCAACACGTCTTGTGTGCGATTATGCAACTCCTCCAGATCTTCGCGTGGCTGAAGTCAATGCAGAAGGTGTTACGGAAGACAAGCCTCCGAATAACGATGAAGTTCTTAAGCGTATCAAGTCAAATCCGGCCAAGTACTTGTCTGAAAAGGCGTTGGAGGCATTCAGTCCTAAGATGCTGGCGATCTTAAGGAATATCAAAAAGTCCCTGGGAAACAACCAGTTCGTGTATTCTCAGTATCGTGCATTGGAGGGTCTGGGCATCTTGTCAGCGATTCTGGATACTGCGGGATGGCAACGGTATAAGATTGTCAAGCAGGCAAATCAGTGGGTGGAGGATCCTGATATGTTGGATGATCGCCCTGCATACACATTCTACACTGGTGAGGAAAATGAGGAAGAGCGTGATTTAACCCGTCAGATTTTCAATGGTGTGTATTCGAAGAACTTCCCTGCTTCACTGAAGGAAAGTGTTGCCAAACGTCCCAAGAAGATCTTGCAGTTGCTGATGGCATCGGCATCAGGTGCAGAGGGTATTACATTGGCGAATGTACGCCACGTTCACATCGTTGAGCCCCATTGGACACCTGCCCGTCATGACCAGGTCATTGGTCGTGCAATCCGTATTTGCTCTCACGCCACATTGCCGATGGAAGACCGGACGGTTAAGGTGAGTTTCTACATCTCCGTCTTTTCCGATGATCAGAAGAAGACACAGGAAGGTCCTAACATTACACCGATTCGTCGCAATGATATGGTAACAAAGCGGTATGAAGGTGATCCTGTTGAAACGTTCATGTCCACGGATGAATACCTTTACGAAACGGCTTTCGAAAAGGAACGCATTAGTCAGCGAATTGCATTGTTATTGAAGGAGTCAGCGATTGATTGCGAGATACACCGAAAGCTTCACTCTAAGGAGAGACCGGTAGTTTCCTGTATGCGATTTGACTCCACAACTACGGGAGAGGATCTGGCATTCAGACCGAATATTAAAAATGAAGAGTTGGATGAGACTGTGCTCCGCAATACATCGCGGAAACATAGACGTCTTCAGAAGATCTTAGTGAAGGGGATGTCATTGATTTTGGATCCTGATTCCAAGGAGATTTTTGATGGACCTGCATGGGATGATAAACAGCGCCTACTCCGAATGGGTGAGCTGGTCAGTCCTACTTCGATCCGGTTTCTGCTTTAACACTCGTCAGGCCACGTTCCTGACATCCTCCAACCACGAAGCACACACTGTATCCCATGACTTGAACTCGTAAGCAGCGGCTGCAGCTTTCTTCTCAGAGAGTTTCTGGATTGTAGCCTGCATTGCATCTGCAACCATCTCGTAGTCAAAGGTCGGTGCCCAAAGACCCAGAGGCATTGTTCCTGGAAAATAGGTGCGGTCACACGGTGGGACAAATGTGCAGACGCTCTCGTCCATGAATGCACGATAAGTTCCAATGTCTGTCACAATTTGAGGAGCACCCGTGTAGAGATGCTCAATCTGACAGAGTCCAAATCCCTCACCGTCGGAGACATTGATACCAATATCAGCTGCATTGTAGATCTCGTTGATTGATGCGTCTGGAACCGGCTTAGCTGATGTATCCACCATCATAAGGCGCTTGGAAAACTCATTTGGATCAAGACCATGACGTACAAGCTCAGTCTGATAGATACGACTCACATCATAGTATGCACCCTGCTGGGCGTTGAGACCTGTGACGACCATCATATGATACGGCTTCTTAGGATCGCGACGAATAAGATCAACGAAACCCATAATTGCAAGATCGTGACGCTTGCGCTGAGTGTTGCGATTTGCATTCACCATGAGGATTGCATCAGAATTCAGGTTCATTGACGCTCGGATGGTAGAGCGGGCAGACACTGGAAGCTTTGAAAAGAAGGATGTGTCTACTGCGTTCTCTAAGACACGAATATCCGGAAATGCGCCGTACTTGGCATAGACATCCGCCCAATGCTTTGTAAAGCAGTAGATACGATCAGCATTCTTGTTCATCGTCTCAATCAGGGGTGGAGCGATTCCCTCATAAACCTGGTCTACGTAGAGCCAGAGCTTGTAAGGTGACTCACCCTTCTTAAACTTCATCGCCTCAATGAATCGGTGAATGATGAGTGGATCATTGTAGATCATTACAACATCTGGATTTACCATCTCCAAATACTCGTGAATCTTGTTGAATCCAAATCCCTCCTCCTTCGGGTCCTCATTTGCAGCTGCGTCATACGCTACGACTCCATCTGGGACCTTACGAAGATTCCCCCTAGATGGATGACGCTGAAATCCAAAGTGATAGGTCTTGACCTTTGGAGCCAGAGTGCTCAGCTGCTTGAGAAGGTTAATAACCACCTTCGAATATCCAGTTGTCTGATCCACATGTGTGCTAACGAGAACGAACCTCATTTACTGTGATACTCTTTTCCCGTATAAATCACAAATGCAAGTGAATTCCGCACAAGACTACTTGACTCAAATGAAGCGCCAGATCATCGCAAAGTCACTGGCTGTCGCTCAGCCCCCACAAAAGCGGCGCGACAACACCCAATACATTGGCGTCATCGCCAACAAGTCTGATAGATATGATATTTTTGTTGGAGGTGTTGGGATCAATACACTTGGTCCCGCTACTCTTGGAAAAACCTATACATCAACCTGCTGTGTCCCAGCAAACACATCCTCTACGACATATCTGGTCTAAACCCTTCTTTGTAGATACTAATAATGCCAGGTGCACTCCTTCAATTGGTTGCCATTGGGGCACAGAATGAACTTGTCCACGGGAGCCCCTCCATGACGCATTTCCGCGCTGTTTATCGTCGCCATACGAATTTCGCCATGGAGTCAATCCGAATGACATTTACCGCTTCAAATCTTGAGTTTTCACCTACGACAACGAGGACTATTTCTTGTCGAATTGATCGATATGCTCAGCTACTCCACGATACGTATCTTATGATAACTCTTCCTGATATTTGGTCGCCGCTCGCCTATCTTGGATACAACGTCCTTCCGCCAGCCGGATATGATCAGCGATCCACTGCAATTGGGTATGAGTTTAAGTGGATTGACAACATCGGTTACAACTTGATTGATCACGTCGAGGTTACTGCAAACGGTGTGGTTCTTCAGAGGCTCACAGGCGAGTGGCTCAAGTTCTACTCGTATCTGACTCACGACCCTAATAAGCGTGCAATCGTAGATGAGATGGTTGGTAATATTCCTGAATTGAAGGACCCTGCAAATGCATATGGTCGTCTTGGACAGTATCCTCATGCTGTGACACCCCTTAACCAGCCTGGTGGAATCCCAAACACGAAGGTTCCTGAACCCTCTATCCGATCTCGTCAGTTGATTATTCCCCTTCATTTCTGGTTTGCAGAGAACCCTGGAATGGCGCTTCCTCTGGTGTCAATGCAGAACTCAGATGTCTATATCAATGTCACCTTTCGCCCGTTGAATCAGCTTTATACGGTGATTGATGTGGCTCCAACAAGTTCTACATATGGACAGCGCATTCGTTCGAATGATGGTATTGGGCGTTTTCTATCACCCCCTCTTGCAACGGGTGCATTGAGTAATCCAGCGCTGACAACATTCTTTCCAGATCCTTATTTGGAGGGCAATTTCATTTACCTCACGGAGATGGAGATGGCACAGCTCGCTACTGCTGACCAGACCTTCTTGGTTAAAACAGTCACCTTCGTCAACAACCCTGGACAGTATGGCGGTAACTCAGATATTGAAATCCCCTTCTTTAATTTGGTGACTCGTATTGTATGGTCTACGCAGCGCTCAGACAAGATTCTCACCAATGATTGGGACAACTACACAAACTGGGATAATCCTAAGGTGGCTCCATTCACCTCAACAGGAACTGCAAACGATGTCTTTTCATCCATTACGAATTCAAGTGAAACACAGACATTTATGTATTCAAGCGGTCAGCAGCAAATCACATCTGTGTATCCCCGTGATCCAATCGTGACTGGTCAGATTCTTTTGGATGGCAAGGAACGATTCGCTATCAAACCAAGTGGATACTTCTCACTTCTTCAGATGTACAAGCATACAACTGGAGATAGTCCTATCATTCCAGGAGTGTATATGTATTCATTTGCGCTGAACAACGATATGTATCAACCCAGTGGAGCGATCAATGGAAGCATGTTTAATAAGGTCATTCTACGACTTGGACTCCAACAGCCTCTACCTACTGCACAGGGGGTTGCATCTCAGTCAACCGTATGCGTTCTGAAGTCAACTGTGTTTAGCCCGAACCCCGTTGTTATTACAGCTGCTCAACTTCTACTGACAAACCCCGATGGAACCCTCTTGTATCCTCCAGATAGCATTGTGTCAGTTGTTCGAAACACGAATGGAGATAGCGTTATCTTTGCATACACGTATAACCTTGCTGTTTATGTTGAGTCAATCAACTTCCTTCGTATCGTAAGCGGTCTTGCGAATTTCATATTCGCTAACTAATAATGAGCATCACAATTAAGAGTGCCACGTGGGGAGATGAAAAATCTACAACTGATATTACCAACTCAATGATCGAAAAGGCAAAGGGCGGCTATTTGGATCTTGTTGCAGACAATAGCCTTGTTCCAGCAATCGATCTTTTGACTGGATCCAAGACCGTGACGATTAGTGATTCTGAGAAGACACAGATCAATGAGGATGCTGTTAAACTGTGTGGTGGAAATGCACAGGATCAGAAATGTATTAACTTTCAAAAGAATCAGCTTGAATCTAGTATGTTACAAAAGAAGGTTGCAGAGTCTCAATCCTCAGCAAACATCGTAACTGGGCGTCGTTTGACTCTTACGTTCATTGATGATAAGGGGGCTGAAAAGACTGTTGCGATTCCAGATGGACAGAAGGTGAAATTCGGTGAAAAGCCCGCAGTGGCTCCATTCAAAATGCCCGAGACATTCTCGGGTGGAACATGGGAAATCTTGACACAGATTGCCAAGATTGTATTTACAATCGTCATGACACTGTTATGGGTCTTCAGTATTGTTGCGCCGTATCGACTCTTTGTGTTGCAGAATAAACTGATCCTTGCATATGTCTTGACGGGTCTAGCAATTCTCATTCCTTATTCTGGATTGATCACAACACCAGTTGCGCTTGCATATTTTAAATACATGGAAATGAAGCCTGCGAAAGTTGTCCCTGCTGTAGTATAATGTTCCATCTCCAGTGGATTGTAGCGGGGATCATCGTGGGAATGTTAATAGCTTGTATTATCGTTCCACCTACGCGTAAAGAAATTGCCGTTCCGTCTCCGTATGACAAGGATGTTTTCCATACGGACACAGGTTGTGTTCGGACCCACGCCATTGAGGTTCCCTGTGGAGCTGAGGCCGATTCCTTTAATCTACTCGCAAGTCTCAACAAGAAGTAATGCTAGACATCACAAAATCACTTGAACGTGCGGGTCCCTTTTTCTCTTTTATCATCGGGCTTGGGATCTCCGTACTCCTGTTTCATCGTAACTACGCTACCTATCGTGTTCTCGGAGTGCCATTGGAGGATGTGGAAGATAAGACGGTCAAGGTAGATGGAAAATGCTACAAGTATCGCGTGGAAGATGCAACTTGTGAAATCCCGTCTCCTTCATAAACAATGGACGATTCAACTTCCCTGGACGCCCTGCTTCCTTCGCCTCAGCTCCCTCAGTCAATGCCTCCAATGCATGGCGTTTCTGGTTCCGACCATATTCAGCGCACACAGATGGCGCCTTCTTTCAAGCCGTCACTCCCGATGATGCGACTGATGTGGTCCAACTTGACTCTGTATATTTCCTTCTTTTTGGCTACAGTGATCCTGTCTCTATCAGCACCTCGTGACCTCTTGCTCCGCTACATTCCGAATGCCTACACATCGGGTGGGGTTGTCTCTTGGCAGGGTGCAGGTGTTCTGGGTGCAGCAGCAGTTGTTGTCTCTCACCTGCTGAATGTGTTCCTATTGAGCTTCCTCGGCTAAAACGGATCTACACCGAAGCTGTAACTGTAAGACAAATGCCTCTCATCAACAACTCCGAGTGCAAGTACATTATGGGATCTATCAATCGTGGAAATGATTATCATAGGAACGTGGGTTCTCAAGTCTTTAATGAGTTGCTCGGCTATATCGAGTCAGCGGGCCCAGTAAAGGTATTTGCAAAGGCTCTCTTCAATCGTAAGCCGCCTGTCCTTCATATTCCTAACATTCCTCGGTATGTGACTTGTAATGATCCTGAGATTGATGATATTGATAAGTATAAGCTGATCAGTGATTACGCAATCATCAAGCGTCTTGAGGAGCATGTTGGTCATGTCAAGATTACAGTTGAATATTCTGGATATTCACACATTGTAATTCAGGTAAAGTTCGTTCCACAGGTTATCAACAATCCCGAGGAAGAGCAGTCTGTAGAGCTTCCTGTTACAGATGATGATGAGAGCATCCAGGATCGTATGCTTCGTAAGGAGACTTCTTGGTAATACATAATATGACAACACCCCATAACTGCAACGCTTGTAGCGTATATATTTATGATGTCCTGAACTGCGATCTTTCAAGTCAGGACATTTATTACGGTTTTTACAATTTCAAAGCTGTAAAAAAGATTCTTCCAGAACTGGTCCGAGAGTTTCAGAGGATTGCCTCCGATCATCATTACGATTGTTTTGATACACCTGATCCTCGTCGGTCAATGTTCATTGTCACTCGGTTGATCGAGGAAGGGCTTGTGAAGAGAACCGGGATCTCCTATCATGGAGCTCTTGCAAGAGGCAAGCTACATCAGATGGCATTTCATTGGGTGAATCATTATTTCAAACGATTGTCCGGTCTACAGCAAATTCATTATGAACATTCGGGTGGTGTTGTTGAAGCTCCGATGCCGAAACTTGACCTAAAAACTCTTTTGAGATACCTTGATGCAGGTCATATTTCTCCTGAGAAAATGGAAATGTACCTTAATGAACATGATGCATTGCAGTAGATTCGATTAAAGACAAGTAGGCTTAAAGAAGTAATGTTCCTCCGACCTGTATATCTACAACAGCCACCTGCGTGGTTCTATCCGCGTATCTTAGTCGGAGCCGGTGATATGCTCTCACAGGGCTTTTTACGTAAGTATAACATTACACACGTCATTAACTGTGCATTCCCCGAGGATTCTCCAGTCTGGTTTAAAAATACATTCCCTGATCGGTATGTATGTTTGAGTGCACACGATACTTCTCAATCCAACATTTTAGATTGGTATCCAATTTTTGAAGAGAGACTCACATCTTTTTTGCGTGCACCTGGTTCAGGAACTGTCTTTGTCCATTGTCAATGTGGAATTAATCGTTCAGCATTCCTGAGTCTGACCTATGTTACGAAACATTATGGATTGCCGTATGAAACTACATACGCAGCATTAAAACGCCAACGTCCTTGTATGTTTACAAATTCGGTCTTCAGGAAGCAAACAGAAGAGTTTGTAAATGGACGTGTTCAGAATTCGCAAGACTCGAGAAGTCGGGGCGAGTGGATCATCAATGGGGACTCTGGACTCTGTGCACCAGGAGCAGGTCCAGGGTTTGCGGGATTCGGGAGCTAAACAGGATGAACTGAAATCAAGGCTGGACGAGCTTCGAAATCAGCGTGAAGTTTTAAGTGCTTCCAATGAAATCACAGATATTGTGAGGTGTTCACAAGTGGATTCGCAGATTCGCGAGATAGAACAGGAACTTGCTCAGTCCAACCCAGTGGAAGAGTACTACATGAAAAACATGGATATCTTACTTGACTATTATGGAAAACAGGATGCGACATCAGTTCCATCCGCTCCTCTCCCAAAAGATGCCAATACGTTCCTTAAATTCTTTGTCGCAAATGTGCCCATGACGGATACCGGATTATCGAAGAAGCAGATGTTTGACGAGTACGTCACTCGTATGAAGCTCACGAACGGGCCTGAAGCCACTCAGTTGCTGACGGAACATTGTGTCGCGTGCAACACGGCGCGGGAAGAGATCAGTTCGGAAGGCATTCTTGTGTGTCCGAGTTGCGGGTCGGAGGAGTATGCGTTGGTTGTATCGGATTTCCCATCGTTCCGTGATCCCCCAAAGGAGAGGAACAACTACGCCTACAAAAAGATTAATCATCTTAATGAGATCCTTAATCAATTCCAAGCGAAGGAATCCACCATTATTCCCGAAGAAGTTATGAATGAGGTCATTCTTGAGATCAAGAAACGTCGCATTGATAATATTGCTGATTTGTCAGAGGAAGACATTCGTCAGATCCTGAAGAAGCTGGGACGATCCAAGTACTACGAGCACCGCGCTCACATCCTGAGTCGGCTCAACGGAAATCCGCCCCCAACCATCACCCCTGAAATAGAGGAAAAGGTCCGGGCAATGTTTCAGGAGATTCAGGCACCGTTCTTGCTATACTGTCCCAACGATCGCACGAACTTTTTGTCGTACTCGTACATCTTGTACAAATTCTTTGAGTTACTGGACTTGGATGAGTATAAGGTGTTCTTTCCCTTGCTGAAGTCTCGTGATCGCCTGATCGCCCACGATCAAATCTGGAAGAAGATCTGTGACTACCTCAACTGGGAATTTATTCAGAGCGTATAAGTAATGGGACTGTTTGGAAAGAAAAGCAAGGTCGCCCCTGCCCCTCCCGATGCAATTGAGCAGAAGTATATCATGGCTGCAATCGCTCAACTGAGAAAGGAAGGAAAAAGTTTTGGTGAGGGTGAGGACGAGTTTGTGGATGGCGACGAGATGATGAAACTTGCGAAGGAACTTCAGGCTGCGGACAAGCCCAAGACATGGAAGGGAGGAAAGACGCGTCGTAAAACTCGTCGTTCACGGTCCAAGAATGTCTATAGTCACATAGATCTTAAACGGATGTAACACGATGATAGGCTGGCCAGTTTTAAGTGCGTTTGTAATGTCTTGTTCAGTAAGACTTGATGCTGGATTCGTAGTATGGTAATCTTGAGTCTCGTCCAGATAGTCATAGACCAAACGACCGATGCTATGGAGTACACCTGTAGTCGTGAGGTTGAATAGGAAGTCATTGTAACCACTCCTCTCGTCAGTTCCTTTTACGATGTAGATATTCATTGTGAAGTCAATGTCAGAGCCTGCGTAAAATCCGTTTTACGCATGTCTTCGCATTCATCTGTTAGTTTTTTGATGAACTCCCGCAGCTTAACTTGCTGTTGTGCATATATCTCAATGCCACGAATATCCTTCACTACATTCTCCTCGTGAAATTTCAGAAATGAAATCCACATCGTATCAGTGGCTAGATTTGGTTTCCACTCCAGTAGGGTCTTATTTCCTTTCTGTTGATTGCATTTTCCGCAACACGGAACTAAATTAACTGGGTGGTTCCCATAACCAGTATATTCTCCATTCCTAATACGAGGATGAAAATGATCAGGTGCATTGGCTTTCTCAGTCCTACAATACACACAAATTGTCTTGTCTTCTCCAAGAATCTCATGCATTTTATTCATAAGTTCTTGATCAACTTTGTATTCACTTGAACTATCGACAGTCGCAGCTAATTCATAGTTTAGTGTAGACCTCCTGTTCCACAGTGTATTTGGATCCACAGTTCTTCCTCCTCCGTACTTTGGACACTGTTTACTAGAGCGATTATGACCCGATTCATTGCATGCAGAACAAACCATTTCAACTGGAGTAGTAGTACTCTTGGTTTTTATAAATCCATTTTACTCCCGATCGCTAGGCAAGCTCATCAGACCATACAGCACCACGAAGAACACGAGGGTATGAAGCATGAATCCAAACGCCGTAGGGCACCCATTGACTGCGACACCCGCGATCAACGAGTTCACGAAGCGAAAGGTAACCGGATTTGCCACAAGGAAAAACGCAAGAGCAGAATACAACGAGTACTTAAACTTCAATCCTTCAGTCTTGACGGCCATCTTTGTTTGTAATAGAGTAATAAATGGATTTCTATGTGTTGATGTTCTGGGTGGGTATCGTGATTTTGATTGCTTCGCATGTGCTCCTTTTTAAGTCTATGCCCGGGCATTCAACGATTGCACTCGTTGCGACTGGACTGGTGTTTGTCGGCTCCAAACTTGGACGTGAGTTTCTTGGTTTGGCGTAATCTTTATCGCTTACACCTTTGCCCATGGAAAAAGTAATGGATCCAATTCCTATACTAGGTAGTTTAACTGGGTTTGTATGTTCATTTGTAGGTGTGTATTACTGTCGTAGTCGCCCACGAAAGTTCAAGGCTCCTGATCCGATTGTGGTTGT